CCACCTGCCATGTCATATGGATCACCATAACCACCAACATTAGTATAGATGTGATTGGTAACAAGGAGAGGAATATTTGCTTTTCCAAGTTTAAGTGTCAGCACTCTAAATGCTGCCTTAATAAGTTGAGTGCGTTTCATGTCAGCAACGTTGTTTTCCTTTGCTACATTGTCGATCTCCTTTTCTGTAGACAGGTTTCCAAGAGAGTCTAGCACAAGCATGATTGGTTGTCTACCCTCCTTTGGTTCAGCCATGTATCTGTCCACTAGGTTGAAGGCAGCAGTTCTGAACTCTTCTACAGTAGCAACTGGCCACACAATAACACGACTAGAATCAATACCTCTAGATTCAATCATGTCTTTAGAAATTGCAGACTCGCTTTCAAAATAAACGACTCTAGATTCAGGATTAGAATTAAGGAAATTACGAACGATAGAAAGAGAGTAAAAAGTCTTTCCCGTGCCTTCAAGACCAGCGAGAGCTGTAACTTTGTTGGAAGGAATGCCTCCATAAATTGAACCAGTAATAACGGCATTAAACATATAACTGCCAGTATCAATGTAAGATTCAACGTCGCCAGCACTGATCCCTTCGCTAGCAAAAGTAGCGTATTCATTTTTTGAATCCTTCAAATATTTCTTGAGAAAATCCATAGTTATTTGTAAAATTTATTGAGTAGAGAGTGTTTCTTTTTAGATTCCCATCCAATGATGTCCAACAGTTTTTCCATTGGTTCTTTGAACGCAGTGTTATATTGTCTGTAATGATCAACATAATCTTCCAGTTCAAACTCTTTCGGAATCTCACTGTAGAATCCTATCACAGGTTGACCGATGGGGTTAGGTTCTTTTAAATAAGCATATTTAATTTTTTCTCCTTCTTGAATAAGAGGATACTTATGTTCTAGTTTAAGTTTGCGAATGTAGTAGTTATACAAAATTGCTGCCTTGACTTGAATAGGGCAACCTTTCTCGTATAGAGTAGAACGATTGGAATACTTCTTGATGTTATTACATCCTTTGTTAAAAGAAATAATCGCTTGACCTTGTAATTTACATTCTTGTTTTACCTGTTTGATATAAGAAAGGATAGCATTATTATCTTTGTTTAGGATAATGTCATATGCTTCAGTAAACCGTTCTCGATAGAAACTAGGAGTTGCAGAACTTACAGATGATAAACCGCAAATTTTATTCTTTGCAGTATTGTAACGAACTCCTTCACTGTCCCATACCTTCAAGGCATAACGTTTCTTTGCTGTCCAGAATCCCCGTTCAGAAATATTCTCACGTTTCATTTTCATCTTTTGCTCGTAAGCATTGCAGTAGTCTGCTAGTTTCTGAAACGTTTCTTCAATATACTGTTCTAGTTTCTGATCTGCAAATTTATCTAGGAAGGTAACAATCTGATCAGTGGTAGGATCTTTTCCTTCATAGACTCTCTTAACTAGGTTTCCAAGATTCAAATACATACTGTCTGTATCACAAGCAATGACATAATCTTCATTGTCTGTGCCAGAAAGTTTGTTGAGATAATCATTGATACCAGCAACAATCCATTTAATAGAAAGTTGTCCCGCAAGAGTAATAGCTTCTGCCATTTCAACTTTAAAGTATCTGAAATGCTGACATCCAATGGCACCATAGGCAGAGTTGAGTTGGATCTTACGTGCCATTTGAATGTTATTGCATCGATCAATCTCCTTCTTTAATTCAAGTGATGGTTTTTTTTCATACTGCTGCTGTGCAGCTTTCATCTTTTTCTTGTAGACCACACGTTCAGTATAGATCCGGTCCATCAATTCAGGAAGAAATCCACGCCTAGATGTGTCATATAGAGTGCCGTTGGGGGCAAGTGCCTGCCCCTGTAAGGAGGTTGTATCAATCTCCTTATCCAAGAGTTTAACCACGTTAGCAGACGGGTGCCTGTGGGGCATAAGAGTCTCTGGGGAGATATTGTACTGCATGATCAGGTGTGGGTACAGACTATTCAAGTCAAATGATACTACCCAATCGTACATGCCTGGTTCAGGTTGCTTGACATAAGCACCAGCATACTTGTCATCTTTACTAGACTCTTCTTTTGGAGGAATCACAATACCCTTACGTGCAAGATCAACATAGATGATATTATCCCACATACGAACTTGCGAGAACACATCCTCATAATTTACTTTGGCATCATATGCCATCTGAATTGCAAGTTCTAGTAGTTTTTTCTTATCATCAATACGATCAACCAGTCTAACGTCATGAATATTATATTCAATAAATTTCTGCCAATTGTTCGTATAGAACTCTTTAAAGGTATCAAACTCACTGTGATCCAGTTTTTGCTGACCAAGTTCAACAAAAGCAATATAGTCTAGACGATATGATTCTTGATTAGTATAAGTAAATTTCTTATACAGTTCAAGATAATCTAACTGGGAAATACCACTGATATCATATGCGATATTTTTCTTACCTTTGATCCAGATCTCACGTCGATAATAAGACTTCCATGGAGAAAGTAGTTTTGCTTCTTTCTCCCCAAAGATACGTTCGATGCGATGTAGGATATAAGGAACGTCGAACAATTGAATGTTCCATCCAGTGATAACGTCAGGTAGATTGCTAGACCACCATGCAATAAAAGCATTCAACAGATTATACTCATTTTGAAATTCAAGATAATCTACCTGGGGATCTTTATTATCGAAAGGTCTAGATCCAAACACAATAATTCTACCATTGTCGCTATCTTTAATACTAATAGCAAGGATCTCCTGATCAGCAGATTCGATGTCAGGGAATCCATTTTCAGCAGCAGTCTCAATATCAATATTGAACACGCGAATATCTTTCATAGAGAATTTAATAATCTCTTCAGGATATTCTTCAAAGATATACTGATTCAAATATCTAGTTTGACCATAGATCTTAAAACCCTCAACATCTTTGTAAGTATTGATAAACTCTTTTGCGTTGCCAATACTTCCTTGCTTGACCGCCTGTACTGGTCTATTGTCTAGTGTTTTCCATCCGGTGTTGATATCTTTGCATGATGTAAAAAGAGTAGGGTTGTATTTAACTCGTTCCTGGAATCGTTTACCTTCGTTACAACCTCGAACTAGGATACTATTACCAGATTGTTGGACACTAGTGTAGAACTTCATGTAGTCTTTTGGTTTTCCTCACTTCGTTTTTCATAATATTTTGCTGCCAATTTATCATCTACGTTTACCGTGATGCAAACGTCAGAATTTCTAATTGGAATCTCTTCCCGTTGAGCAGATCGAGGCGGGAACAGTTTTAACTGACCATTACCACTGTACTCATAAGGATACTTTAGCACAACATCAGGATCCCCGAAAGGTTGATCGGGGATCACTTCAACTTCAGACAGGATCCACATCCCATCCATTCTAAACATCTGTAACATATTACCTCAAACGGATGCTAGTTCAGCATCTGTATCTACTGGAACTGTTTCTTGCTTTGATTCTTGCTCTTGTTTTGCGAGAAGAATTGATTGAACTTCTTGAATTTTTTGCTTGTATGCTTGCTCAAGACCAGGTGATGCGGTTGCAACAGAAATTACATTAGCATATGCAGTTCTAAATGATACATCATCACTGTAGGGACACCACTTACTGAACTTAACTTGAACATCATCTTCATTCTCAAAAACTTCCAAAGAATAAGGGAAGTTCATTTCTAAACAAATACCTTTACGAGGACCATCCTCGTCATCTTCTGCTTTGTCGAATACTTCTCGTAGAATAGTAATGACAGACTCACCACTAGTGAGCATTACTACGGACGCTTTAATTTCATCATTCATTGTTTGATTCTCCTTGGTTCTCAATTTCATTAGGTTCGGCACCGCCGTCAATAGGATAATATGGTTTGATCATTTTAACATATTTTTCAAGCAAAACTTCATGAGGATCGCCAATTGTAATAACTTCACTGAATGGAATTTTGTATTCAATATTATTACAGAAAGGCATCATTGCTTCATAATTTACTTGACTTGTTTTAGTCTCTGTATCTTCTACGTAGTACATAGAAAATGGCAGGGTCATTACAAAACACATTGGTCTTTTTTCTGCATCAACATCTGTCGTCATTTTTGAGATGACATACATACCGTTTCGTAGCAAACAAACTTTGATCTTACCTTCCATGTCAATTATACCAACTCCATGATTATACCAGAAAAAAGGAGGGGTGTCAACTGGTTTGTGCCAGTTACCCCTCCGTGCGGCGACGACGTATTATTTAGTTGATGTTGTAGACCTTTTGTTTTTGATGGTCTGGAATAATTTTTTCTAAATGTATACAAAGAAGTCCATCATTAAAGTTTACGTCCACAACTCTAACATCGTCAGCGAGTTGCCAAGTTTCTGTAAATGATCTTCTTGATAATCCTTTGTGTAAGTATTCAACTTCAGGATTTGTTCCTGCAACTTTGCTGGCAACTTTGAGAATGTTTGATTCAGTAGAAACTTCAATCTCCTCTCTTTTAAATCCTGCGAGAGCAATTTGAATTTCGTAATTACTGGCGTCATGTTTGATTGAATTAAACGGCGGATAGTTCTTGTTATGACTTGTCATTGAGTCAAGTCTATGGAACATATCATTCAGACCGACAGCGTGGGGTAAATAAATATCCCAAGTATAATTTCCCATTTGTATTCTCCTTATATTTAAGCGAGTTTTAGTACGGACCCCGAAGGCATCCAGTATTATTTACTACGGAATACAAAATTAGTTGTGTGTTGAAAACCTCACAAAATTATACGGACATCAGTATAGTATTACCCTGATTTCTAACATAATCTAAATGCGCCTTGCCCCAAGGTACGGTTATCCATTCAGTACTCTTGTCGGGTTTCAAAATATAAAGGGTTACTGTTCTCATTCTTTCTTACGACCAATATTATATTTGCTCTCTAGAATCCAATTTTCTTTATCTTTAAATGCTAAAATTTTAATCTGACTTAAAGGAGCAACATCAGTAATACTATCTGGATATACTACTTCAACCAGACCCCAATCGGATAGTAACTTGACGATACGATTACGCCTTTGCATATCGTTTAAAGAGAAGTTTGTATTCTTGCCATCGAGAGCAAATAGTTCTTTAAAATGAACAATATAATACTTCCCTTGTTTATGGAGGATATGACAAGACTGATAAATCTTTTGCTCTTTTCGCGAAGCAACACCAATACGGGTAAGTGTTTCTCTAACTTTTAGAAAATCATCAGGTTGATTTAGAGTTACCTCAATCATGTCAGATTGCTGCCACTGCACTTCAATATCTGTTGTCATCTCAATCCACCTTTGTTCAATCGTTTTTTTATTTCATCTAGGTGATCCTTGGTGAGAATTTCCAATGCCTGAAGTGCTTTATCACGACTGTAACCGTAATACTCTTTTACAAGTTCTACATCTTCTGGTGTTGTACTTTTATTCCAAGGACTAAATCTTTTCCTAGGTTTCAAAGTATTTATAAAAAAATCATATTGCATCTTTTTAGGGAGATGCGAATTTCTATTCATTTCACCTGCAAACAGAACACTATCTCGGTGATAAGACAAACACTTGTTTACAATAAAAGGAGGATACTGACGTTCTGCATCGGCATCCTCCTCCATAATGTTCTTTTTACTTTGGTTGATTGAATACATCCAATCGTTCAAATCATACTTCATAGTTTAACAATACAAGTTCTTTACGTTCTGCTTGGTCGGTGTTGTAAGTTCCTACAGATCTCATGGTGTAGGTGTGTGCAAATTCTGCAGCTGTCCACCCTTCGAAGCGGTCCTTGATTATTTGTGACGAGTTGTAAGATACAAGTTGAGGACCGACAAAACGATCACAATCGCTAGCAAAGGTGTCGTGGTCAAATCCTTTGTGCATTGACCCTCGCTTACCGTAAAGGTTACTTCCGATCTCGTAAGGGGGATCAAGGTACGTAAAGGTGTCTGTGTTATCAGTAAGGAGTTGTTCATAAGACAAGTTAGTAATTTTCCAGTTACCAATCAAGACTGAATAGTCATAGAGTTTTGAGATTCCGTTGAGGGAGAAGTTGGATTCACTGGCTTGCTTGGAGAAAGAACTAGATTCAGTAAGACCACTGAAAGAACACTTGTTGACAACATAAAAAGCGACAGCCCTCCAAATACTTTCATTGTAAGGGGGGAAAGACCCGGTAAGATTGGGATTTGAGAGGTATTCTTTCGCGTCAAGGAATAACTTTTTAGCACTACTGGGATCTGGATGCCTGTATTTAAGTTCCGTAAGAATGTCTTGTAAGCGTTTTCCG